CATGACTACTGTTCCCCGCTCGGGGTAATGTTGTTGTCTGGCACATTCACGGCTGAGGCGATGCTCCAGACCGTTGCGGCGGGGATCTCCGTCCTGATCTTGTGCAGCCGTCCATCCGAGCGCAATGGGCAGAGGCCAGCGCGATTGGGCGAACTGGCAGTGGAAAAGGTCACAGCCCCGCCGTGATAGTCTGATGTTCCATCCTTGACGGTGTAGGTCGGCGCATCGGTGACGACGCGGACGCCCGAGAGGAACGTCCGGTAGGTCTGGTTTAGCTCGACGTCCGCCGTGTCGATCGTGGCCGCCAGCGGAGAGCCGGAGAAGAAGGCCAGCTTGTTATCCGTGGTGAACGTCGCCATCGTCGGCCGGCCACCGAGAAAGATACGGCTGTCGAAAGGCACGTCCACGGCATCGATATCGGGATAGAGCGTGGAAAGGCCATCCCAGGTCACGCCAGGCGTCGTCAGCGCCACCACCTCGCCGACCTGTTGATCGGACTGGCACCAGCGATCGAGCTGCCAGTCATAGCCGAGGCGGCGATATTGGCCGTTTGCCTGCCGGTATTTCCACCAGACGATCTTTTCATAGGGATCAGCAACGCCCTGGACATCGCCGAGGAAGCTTTCGTCGATCTGCTCCAGAAACCACCGGTCGACACGTTCGGCGCCGATCGGCTGACGCTGCGCCCCTCCAAAGAAGCCATCCTCGGAGTAATAGAAGAATTTCCCAGGCCCGATCGAGACGATAGAGCGCGGCGCAATCGTCCCTTGCTTCGGGTTGAGAACGGTGCGGGTGAAGGTAAAGCCGGAACTCGGGGCGAACGGGAAGAACTGCATGGCGGCGCGCTGGATGACGGAAAAGCCGCCCTGCTCCGCAAAGCCACCCATGATCTCGTCGCCCTCGGGCAGCTCCTGGAAATCAGCGCCTTTCTTGCCGATGGTCCAGAATTCGCAATCGTTCAGGCCGCTCCAGCGAACGGTACGCTCGCCATTTGCCCCTTCGAGGTAGCCAAGCACCACAAAGTCACCGGACACCCACGAATATCGGGCCTTTGGCGGGCTCCCTGCCAGATTGGCGCAGACACCGGCCGCCTCGATATCGTAGACCTGTATCGGATTGTTGAGATTGTGGATGAGGAGCTGCGTTCCGAAGCGGGTAAACACCCAGGCATCGCCGAGAGGAACAGAATAGGGCGCGCTCGGGCCGGAGATGTCATCCCATGAGTAATCCGTGGTATCGAGACGATAAAGCCGCGTTTCCGTGCCGGCGATAATGACGTAATTCCCGGTCGAATCCCGGACATAGACCGCACCCCGGCACTCGCTTGCCAGCGCCTGCGAGATCTCGACCAGATCCGGCATCGGTCCCCAGCCATCGGCCACCGGCTGCACATTGACGGCATTGGCGCTCGCAGAGCCAGAGAAGTTGCTGCGATCAGGCTCGAACGCCGGGAACGGAATGTTCATGGATTGCCGTCGACGTTGATGCTGTAGCGCGTGCGGCCGATCGTGCCGAGCGCCGGGTCAGTGGTCAGAACGGAACGCTTCTTGCGGGAATTCTCGGCCGAAACCTCGGCCACGAACTCGTCAAGCGCGCTTTTCCAGAGCGAAATCGCCGGGTCTTTGGTATAGGTGCAGCCCCAGACGATGGAGGCCGCAAGATAGAGATCCGGGTGGTTGGTGAGAAACTCATTGGTCGGCGCCGCGACGGAAAGAGCAAAGCGTCCGAGATAGACGAAACGGAAGCTGTTTGCCTCCTCAAGCGGCCGATCCAGCTTGATCTTCTGCGCCTCGATCGCCCAGATGGACGGCAGGCCCCGGATTGTGGTGGTCGAGTAGGTTCCGAGCGCGCGCGGCGTCAGGCAAAGCTCTGACGTGCCATAGGTCACATAGAGGTTTTGCGGCTCCTGCACCGACAGGGCCGAGATATCGATCTCGTCGCTGCCGATAACGCCTGTCAGTGCTGCAGTCGTGCCGACGACGCCGAGAAGGCGGTTAAGACGTGCTTCCCCGAGCGCAATGAAGTCGGTAGCCTTACCGGAGACGTCGGTTCGCGCCATAAAGTCGGTGATAGCCGACTGCAGCTCACTGTAGTTGCCGATGCTCATGCTTTCGAGCCTCCAGGCTGGCGCAGCAGGAATTCATGAAGATTTCCGGGAAATTCCCGGTCGCTGCTGTGATGCGAAATGTTGAGGTCAGGGACCAGCCAGATATCGCCGCATTTCTCCGTCCAGCGCTTGGAAAAGGCGTAATCCTCGCCATACCAGACGCCATCGATCGCACCGTGGTTGAACAGATCGACCGCCGCCGCATAGCGCGAGCCGTAAATCAGTTCAGGATAGGCGCGCATGAATTTGTCGACGGCTTCCTTGGTGATCTTCATGAAGCCGGCAGGGATACGATGGGCTTTAATGCAGCCGTCGTCGCGCAAGACAGGTCGCCCCGTCGCGTCGGTGTGCCAGCCGCCCATGTATTCTTCCTCATCCTTCTTGAACCGATAGGTTCCAGCGACGACTTCGCCAGGGGTGTTGATGAGGGTAAGGAGATCTTCGGGTTTCCAGCTCAGATCGTAGTCGATGAAGACCACGATGTCAGCCTGTCCATCCATTGCCTTGCGGAGCATGGTTGCTCGAGCAGCAGAGATATAGGGATTGCCCACTTCCTGGATGAAATGAGCGTTCTCCAGAAGAGGAGCCGATCCGGCCAAAGCCCTGGTATAGGGCTCGGTCGGACCGGCGAGGCTGGGGGTCGCAATGACGATTTTCGTCACGAGGTCTTGTAGGCCCCGAGCGCGATCAGCGCATTCGTCAGTTCCAGCATGATCGCCGCGGTATTGGAGGCGACCGAGACGTAGGAGGATGCCGACAGGAGCGAAGTTGCCAGCACAGTGCTGGTGCGCTGCGCCACTGGCGTGACACCGTAGAGGCCCACCTTGTCGGTGGCGCTACGGCCGAGTTGGGTTCCGTCGAGGGAACCAGAGCCGAGATATTCAACAGCCATTGGTCTGTCTCCTAGTTGAAGTGCAGACGGGTCGCCCACTCAGGGCGAAGCGTCTTGTAGCCGTAGAGCACGTCGATGCGGCACGGCAGGTTGTCGTTGTTGATGTCGTACTGGCGCACGATGCGGAGCGATATGCCGTCCTGCACTTCGCGACGGGCGAAATCGACGCCGCCAGGCATGACCAAGTCTGCCGTGGCAAACGTGAACGCATCCTGCTGGTAGAGCATCGACGTGGTATCCTGGCCCGATGCGGTGCCTGCGATCACCACGGCCTTGCTGGCGCCGGCCGAGTTGATGACAACGTTCTGCTTCGCCCCGGAGGTGACCGGAGTCGGCGAAACAGTGATGTTGCCAGCGCCGCCGGCATAGTCGGCGGTGATGACGAACTGCTGCAGAATGCCGTTGTCGACCTTGGTTTCCGGGTGGACGCTGTTGACGCCGACGATGGTGATGACATCGCCCTTGAGCAGCGTGCCGGTGCCTGCCGTCACTGCGATGGTCGCAGAGCCGGAGGTGATGCCGGTCGAGGTGTTGACGACATAGTTGGCATCGCCAGCGCCGCGGGTGTAACCGGGCCACAGCGTGTTTTCCATGAAGTCGTAGCCGGCGGCACGACCCATGTAGCCTTCCTTGTACTGCTTGCCGAGCTGGGCCTGGTCGTTGAACAACGTCTTGGTGTCCTTCACCAGCGTCGACATGTCGAGCGAGTTCAGGTTGGCGCTGCGGTTGTCCAGCGGGGCAAGACCGCGCTGCATGAGAACGCGGCCCGAGAGCACGTCGTTGTATGCAAGCGTGGAAGCAGGCGTCCAGATCGCGTTGTAGACGTCCTTGAACATCGTCATGGCGTCATATTCGACGTTCGCAGCCAGGACGGCCATGGCCGGCTCCAGGATGCGCTTGGAGAAGTCGTCGAGCGAAAGGGTGAGTTCCGCGGACGAGAAGTTGACATCGACACCCTTCTGGGTGGCGACCTGCAGGCTCTGGCTGTCTTCCGCCGTGTCCTGGGTGCTGATCGTCTTGCCGGTACGCACGGTGTAGCGGTTCGGCATGCGGATCTTCAGGGTATCGCCGATCTTGGCGCCGGATTTGGCGAAGCTGTCATCGTACTGGCGGTTGATCGAGCCAATGAAATTGAGCTTCTGGTGGAGAATGCGCAACGCTTCTCGCGTAACGGCTGTGGGAGTGAGTATCGAATTAGACACTTGCGTTTTCCTTTACGGGGGTTAGCCCTTCTTCGACAGCTGCGCGTTGCGCCGCTTCAGCCACTCGTCCGCCGGCAGACGATCGTCTAGGCCCGCTGCTGGCGGGTTTGCTCGAGCCGTCACCTTCGTGAGGGGCTGGGGTGCCTGTTGCTGCTGTTTCGGAGGGGTGTTCGTGCGTTTGATGGCTTCGGCGCCGATCATTGCGAGGTGCAATGTCTTGTAGACGGCGGGGCTCAGGCTGGTTAGGAGTTGCTCGCGCGTGAAGCCGAGGTCCTTCTCTGCAAAGCCGACGATCTTGACGTCTACATCCGGCGTCCAGCCGGGGATTTCCTTCTCCGCAAACGCTCGTGTTTCCCGTAGCCGCTTGTCAGTTTCCTGGGCGAACTTTTCGGACATTTCGGCCTGCGTCTTGTCGAGGTATTGAGCGACCTGACCGCGCTGATCCTTGAGCTGCTGGAACTGACGCCAGTGCGACATGGCCGCCATGGGGTCTTCGTTTTCCAGCTGCTGCCAGTTCACGTTCTCGTATGTCTTCAGCTGTGAATCGATGTTGTGGACGATTGCCCGCGCCTCGATCACTTCCTGGGAGGTCTGGTAAGCCTTGTCGACTTCGGCCTGTCTTGCCTCGATCGCCTTGCGCTGTTCCGCGACTTCCTGGGTCTTCCGGGTGTAATCCGCCGTGCGAAGGAGAGCGTCTTTCAGCTCCGGCGGCAGTTTGTGGATCTTTCCTTCGTATTCGACGTCGACAAGCTCGGGCTCGACGGGCTGTTGGTCGCCGTCCTCGCCATCGCCTTCTTCGTCGTTTACCTCTTCAACATCCGAACCGGCGTCCGTGTTGGTGTCTGCCGGCATTACTTCTGTCGCGTTGGGCTGTTGCTGTCCGCCTGCAGGCATAGCCTGTGCATCCGCAATAGCCGCTAGGGCCTCGGTCATTGAAGCTCACTCCATTTGTGATGGTTGGTGATAGGGAAAGGTGCGCCGCTTACCCTTGGCGCGTGGGAGCTTGTGAGGCCTGATTGGCCTTGGTGATGTTCGATTGATGGGCCTGATCGGCCTTCTGGGCGACGGTTAAAGCGTGAGCCGTCAGCTTTGTTTCGGAATCCTGCTGGATCTTGATGTGATCGTTCTGTAGATCACCTTCGACCTTGATGCGCTGCGTCTGAGCATTGAACTCATCAACGCTCTTGTCAGCCTCAAGCGCCTGAACCTTTTGCGTCAGCTCCTGAATGGCCTGCTGGCCTTGCTGGATCATCTGCTGCACCTCAGGCGGCAAGCCCTTGTTCTGCAGCGCCGGGTTTATCGACTTCAGCCGTTCGGCAATCTCGTCGGCACCGGGCCAATCGAGGTTCATTGCCAGGATGTCGCCGATAACGGGAGCCGCGGCCGGGAAGGCTCTGACGAACTCGGTCATCTGCATGGCGGCCTCTTCGCGGCGGGTCGTGAAGCTCGGGCCGCTCGTCACTGTCAGATCGTATTTTCCGGCGGTGAGGTCATGAAGGGCCATGATCGCATTGCCTTCGTCGTCTGCTTCAGGCTGGCCATCCTTGCCGATGACAGGCGCCGGTTCGCCGCTGTTGATATTGACCGACTTCGGTGAGCCGTCCTCACCAAGCACGCGAATGACGCGCTCTTCGTTGTAGACCTTCGGAATGAGGTCGATCAGGATGCGGCCGGTATGGCGAATGGCGCGCGACAGGTTGTCGATGAAGTGGAATGTCGCGACATCGCCTTCACGCTGGCGGGCCATGATGGCCTTGCCGCTGGTTTCGTTCGAGCGGGCGCCCAAAGATGCATCATAGATGCCGATGATCGCCTTCATGTCGTCCGAGGCGTTCAGGGCCTCTTGCAAGGCACCAGCAGCAGGGCCAACGTCAAGCGGTTGGCGTTGCGGCGCTTCCCCATCAAACTCAAGGTACGAGTGACTGGTGGTGTTTGCCGTTGCCCAGCGATCGGCGTCTGACT